TTCAGGAGTTATACCAAATGCCAGCCAAAATGACATGCGTGTTTGGTCAGTTGGTTTCCTATAATCCTTCGTCATGCCCTTCGACAATCTGAAGAAGCCACCATCAATAGTAGTGTCAACCAAAGGGGTTGCACCAATTGAGTTGCGTTTATACACAGAGTAATACTCTTGCAAAACTGGCATCCCTGATGTTAAAGCCATTCCACCATCTCCAACTGCTGCCATCCACTTCCTAGCAATACTAACATTGTCAAGAGGCTTCAATGCAACAGCATCCTTACCCACACTCGCCCTTGGGTTACGAACCATGGTATATCCACCATCATAGTTCCTAACTGGACTAGACTGGCAAAACACAATTTGTTCAAAAACTTCAACAGGTCTCTCGATAACCACGGGAAACCCTGCCTTTTTAAACCATGAGCTTAAACCAGATAATTTTTCTGCATCTATCCATTCCAATAGTATGACACAATCGTCGCCGTCGTCTGCAACGCTCATTTCAATTCCAATGGATTCTAAATAGTCGAAAACCATACCACATGAGTAACACATTTCCAAGTGAAGTATTGCTATCCCCAGAGGCTCTGTTGTGTTTAGTTGCATAAGTCAAAAACCCGTCTCTACAACACCCGAACCCGTGGTTGCTCCTTTGAAGGCGCATAAGTCGTCTAAAGTATCTATCACCAGGATAGTATGCTTGATACATCTTATGCTCCCACTTAAGAGCAGCATTACTCACAGATCGATCAAACTTGGAAACGTCTATTGATATCGCAATGGGTCGTTTAAATCTATTCCATTTCTTCCAGAGTAAATTACCCCGGTCTTCCATGTTCAAGCCTTTAAACACTGTTGCTTCTCCATAGACTGTGTCAATCGCTTTGTATATCAATTTTTCAATAGGTTTGATGTACCTTCCCGTCTCTACAATATAACGCTGATCCCGTGGTTGGATCACACGTGGAATCACAGACTTGCCCTCTGAGAAAAGATATTTCTCATGTTTCAAAAATGGTCGAATAGATGCACACCTATCCGAGAAGCCTCGCTCTTCATTTAACTTTGCAGCATTGAGTAGTATCGTTCTCTTGCGACCCTGGAATGTCATGGCAAATGCCAGAGGACTCATCGGGGTGGAATATCGAACTAACTTCTTCATGCGCTCAGCAAAAGAGCTTACTCTGAGAGCAAACTGCTCATCCGATGGCCGAAAAGGAGTTTTCCATAGTCCATCCTCGCAGACCATTAGTACTCGTTCCTTCACTGCCCTCTCTAAAGCATTGATAGTTGCGTTGTAGACTGAATAATTGCCTCCACTAGACATTCCGGTAAAACAGAATGTGGCTTTCAATTTACAACTTTTGCCCAAATGCTTCACTACCTTTAGGGACTGGATGTCAGGCGCAGTGGACTGCGGGCACTCGACACCAGGTAGCTTGCACAGGCCCCATCAAGCTGAACTTGGTTCGGCGCGCCTACTACGCGGACCAAAC